ACCGTCTGCTTCTCTATACTCTTCTTCCATAAATTCAACATATTGTTTTGTAGCAGAATTAATTGTTCTTTCTACAATCATATATAATGTATCAGCAGCATCTCCAACTCCTGGAATAACAACAATACTTTTAACTTTAGCATTTGTACCTGCTATAGTATGTCTATGCCATGCTAAAACTTCTTGTGCTCTGTAATAAGTAAATCCTATTAATACGCCATCTCCTCTTCTTATCCATAAAACCATATTAGGATAAGTTTGAAAGTATGCTTCTTCAAAATTACCAAATCCTAGATGTTCAGATAATACCGACATATCAGGACTCGTAAATGAATCATAATCAATATTATAAGCAAATTCTCTTAAACGTTTTTTATTCTTTCCTATATATAAAGTTGATTTAGATGCAGGAATAACTCTCTTATCAGCAGCTCCGTCTTTGGTTTCATTAATTACTTGTACACTTGTTGCAGTTAAACCTGAAGTCGCTGAACCTGAAGATAAATTAAAAGTTCCAGATTTTGTAAAAATATGTAAGTACCTTCCACCATACATCCCTGTAATTTGGTTTACTTGGTCTGAAGATAAAGTAAATGATAAAGCATTATCATCATTAACAGCAGCTTCTTGATCTGTAGGACTATATGTATCAAAGTCAGCTGTTGAAGAACCCCATACAGTATTAGGATGAGTAAGTGTATTAGAATAAAATAATCTTTCTTCAAAAAATGTTACTTTAGTTGGATAATTTCCTATATAAAAAGCACCTAACCTCCAATCTTTAGTAGTTGTACTACCAGTTTCAATTGGCCAATCAGCGTGCACAGCAGCAGTTACTTCAGTTCCAGAAGTATATCCAGTAATTTTAGCAGCTCCCCATTCATCAGGCACTTTCATTCTAATCCATCTTCCAACATCATTAGAAGTAAAAGTAGCTGCGCTTGCTGTAATTGTTACAGAACCCGTTGTACCACTCGCAGACATTGTAGTTGCAGATACATTACTATTTATATATGGACCATCAACAAAATCTACATCTGTTATAGTCCAAGCTGTGTGACCTGTTCTTGATAATTTTCTAGGGATATGATCTTCATGAACAATATATAATACGTCAGCTGATTGAACAAATTCTATTTCACTAAGTTGTGCTGCTGTATAAGTTGTTGCTATTTCATAAGGTGTAGTTCCACCTGAAACTATAATACCTTCATCTTTAAAAAATCTAATATAATTATGTCCAAATTCTAAGACATAAGCTTGTGTTTTAGAAAATACAAAAGGAATAAGTCTTGCTCCTGAGTTTGAACCAGAAGATGTTTTTATTTCTCTTATAAATCTCGTGCCAGGTCTTTTAACTAGACCACCATGCATTAATACTATAAAATTTGAAATTGACGAAGCACCATTATAGTACTTGTCCATGTCGATACGACCGTTTAACCTTGGACTAAGTTCTCCAGAAGTAAAGTTTGTAAGAATTGGTGATGAGTCAGCCATGTCATTTTATGTCGTATATTTGTTCCATCTATAATCACTTAAGTTAGTACCTGCTGTTCTTGAATCTAACCAGAAATCAGCAACAATTCCCTCTGGTGTACCCTCGACAGCATCAGCAGATCTTGCTGATCTTAATTTTTCATAATATAATTTATACATCATATCCAATGTTTTAGGGTCTTGTAATAATGGCATAGCTAAATTAGCTGCCAATTTAATAGCTAAAACATCAATTAATAATGCATCATAAGTACTTATTGTTTCATTTCTAAATATATAAGTACATTTAAAGGTATCAGTTTCAGTAACTAGTTTATCACCTTCAATTTTATATTCAACTTGATCATCTTCAGGTTTAACTATTCTTATCCAATCAGCTGGAAGTTGAAACTCAGAAGTAAAATAAAAAGCTGGGGTGTTTGAAGTTTTTGATAAGGAAGCTCTTTTAATACAGCAATTCCAAGGATGTTGTCTAAATAAAGCATCTCTTGTATCATCAAATAATTCATTAGAAAAACGAGCCGACTTAGTATCTTCTGTTAATGAAGATATAAATTCTGCTCCTAGTAGTCCTAATGCTCTATTTACGATATTAATCTTTGTTGTTGCCATAATTCCTTTTATTTAGACTAAGGGGACCGAAGCCCCCTCAGTTTTGTTTAGTTTAGTCTACTACGTAAAGTAAGTAGCCTACTAGATCGTCGCCATCCACCATAGCCGTTGGAGATGTAGCTCTGATAACAACACCACCTTGTGTTTCAAAAGTGTATGTGCCACCCGTAGCAACTTGGTCAGCACCAAAATTTTGGTATCCAACCGCGTCTACGTCTAAGCCATCCAAAAGACCATCTGGATCTGCAGCAACCGCAGTCCCGCTAATGTTAGTATATGCGTCCCATCCCAAATCCAATGTAGCTGAACTAGTAGTCCAGTTTACATAAGCATTTGAAGATGAAAGAAGCACTTTTACTTTTCCTGCAGGCAATGCGCAAAGAGCTACAGATGAACCTGCATCTCCTACGCCGTCTTGGTCATGAGTAAAGTAAGCAATTCTTACTCTTCCATGATAAACATTTGCCTCATTTAAAGTAACAGGAGTTGCAGTAGCGTTTGTGTACTCTGTACTTGATTGAGTTGTAACAGCCATTTTATTCTCCTATTATGATTCGTCGCATTTTATTTCTAACACTTTGCCCTCTTCCATTCGAGTCGCCCCGAAAGAAGCTGAACAATATACTTGGGTAGAGTTTCTTTTGTCACGTCTAGGCCCAATATCAACATTGATATCTGCCCCAACAGCCATAAGAAGACCACTCTTTGCATAAGCAACTACTCGTCTGTAACTATTTGTGTCTGTGTCTACTCTTTCAGTTCTAACAAAGTTAAAGCCCATGAAAGTGTTAATTTCACCTTGTACCAAAGCTTTGATTGCGTTATAATCAGAGCTTGTTACTTCAGTTGTTTGTAACAAATCATTGACTTGCTTAGAAGTAAGTATACAGAATCTTGGATCTGAAGGATCAGTTTCATTCGCGTCCAATAATCTTTTAGCTTCTCTAAGTTTACCAATTGTTAGGCCAGAATTTGCAGCCCCACCAGACTCAACGTAGTTCACAGCTATTTGGCTTGCTGCATCCATAGCTTGACTTCCACTTCCAGTCTTACCAGTTTTTGCAGTTCCAAAAGCAGATTCCAGGATGATGTCATCCATTTTTCTGCCCAGTGCCCAAGCGGCGTTTTGCGCATAAGGAGATGCTGGGTCGATAAGAAGTCTTATTCTATCAGTTCTATCCACCATATCCGCCCAATCAAAATCTCTCAATGATACTTGTCTTCTATCATGAGGAGTTGAGATTAGAGGGGTGTCAGAATGTCTAGATGTAACTTCTACCGCATCAACAGATCCTATACGATCATAGTATTCAAACTCTGCTTTTTGTGATTCAACCCGTACGAAAGGTCTAAGTTTCGAACCCTTTTGTTGTAAAAGGTGCTCAACGTTAGCTCTGTACTGGTTGACAAAAGCAGTTGTTATTTGTGTTGACATACTATTGCCTCCATTGTGTCATTTTCTTATTAATCGAAAACGCTACCCAAGTATAACCTTAGACATTTTCTCCCTTGTTTACGTCTGTGGGTACGGTCGACGGATGGACCTTGCGGCTACCCATCATTACCTACTATATAACTAGTAAGTAAATTCGTACAATCTTTTTTTATAACGTTGTACCTGGTGTTTCATCAGGGTATGCTAATTTATATAAGCTGTCCATTCTTGTAACAGCTTCTTTATGCCCTGTATGATCTCCCGATGTATACGCCGTCATAAAAGTTTTATCACTATTATACCTAGCAATTTCTTGTTGTGCTTGGTCTGGAGTCATAGTAAAAGATCTAGCTTGAGCTGCGTCTGTTTTGCCCTCTGCTATACCTTCTCCAATCTTAGCAAATAGTTTTACAAACATCGGATTGTTTCCATTACCCGAATCTGTTAACCATTGTTTAAGAGTTCCATCTCCATAGGAATCAACTGCTCTTTGAGCTAGATCGATTCGTTCATCGTAAGCTTTTCCAAACTCTTTTTTAAGAGAATTAACCCATTCAGCTGATTGCTGACTAGTACTTTCTCCTGCGAGTTCAGTTTTCTTACCTATATAATCATGGTAACCATCATATATAGCTTTAGCTTGATTAGGAGTTAAACCTGCTTTATAAGATAAGTCTTTAAATTGTGTTTCAAAAGCCTCATCATACTGCATCCCTTCAGGAAGGGAAGGTCTTTCTCCAAATTGGTAACCATCTGCTTTTTCAGGTCTGCCTAATTGACTATGAAACATACTCATTTCTTCGTCAGTGGCTCCTTCTGCTGGTAAAGCAATTCTATTTTTACCAATTAGTTTTTGGCCATTTATATAACTTTTAGCCATACTGCCAACATCTTTGATGTCGGATAGTGAAGGGTCATTACGTACGTCTTCAGGAAGCCCAGATCTCCAATCTGCAGGTGCCTTTGCATCTGTAGTTGAAGCGTCCGAGCTACCCGTTAATACGGACCCAGTTTGTTCTTGATCACTCATTTATTGCCTCCTGGTTGATCATGTTTTTAAAGTCCTCAGGTTTCTTTCCTAGAAACTTGAGTATTGACACAACGATACGTCTCATTCCTTCACGGTGAGCTGTTTCGTGTGAATCGCCTGGTACATGCGTTGTATCCAAAACGAATCCTGTTTTACAAAGATGATCTAAAACTATTTCACCATCTTTTGAATTAAACACTGATTTATAGTGCTCATGTAATTTTTCTAATCCTAATTTTTTATCCTTAGCCAACTTTACTTGCCTCTCTCTGCATTAAATTTGCATCAGCAACATTTTTCCCTGCTTCACTTTCAACTTTAGCTTGTTCGGCTTCCATCATTTGTTGTTGTTGTTCTTGTCTAGCTTGTCTCTCTTGGTCAACCTGTTCTTGTTCATTTAATATCTGAGGTGGCGCATCTAATAAATGGTGGAAGTATCTAAATGTTTCATCCACATTCATATTATCTAATAACTCAGGTTTCAGTTGCAATAATGGCGCCATGCCTTCAAATAGTCTAGTAATTGTAAACATTTGATTTGATTTTTGAGCTTTAGCAATAGGAGATACATATTCAATTTTCATTTCCATACCTTCTAATTGACGTGGAGCTTTTGGAACTAATTGTCTTCTAGATAAAATTCTAAATACTCTATCAATAAGAGGACCTAAAAATTCAACTTGTAATCTTCCAACCATTGGACCCATAAGTCTCATTTTCTCTTCTTGTCTTGCTACAACTTCAGTAGCAGTCATATTTCCATTCTTTTGATTTTTACCGTCTGGTAGTTGCATCCAATCAACGTGGAATGCTTGTAGTATATGTTCACGTCTATTTTGAACTACATCTAATCCTAAGTCTAATCTAGCATTTGTTACTAATGGTTCTATTTTATCTTGTGTACCTGAACGATAGAAATTTAATCCACCAGGAACAGTTCTTACAGGTAATATAAACCCATCGTCAGGCACAAGTAAGGGAGGGTCGGTAATTTTTTGTGCAGCTTTAATAATTGTCTTCATCATTTGATTTACCATTTTAACATCTGGTAAACAAGTCATTGATGGAGAACGTCCATAAATCTCACCAGCAACTTTTTGCCAACGAGGAACCATATATGGAAATTCATCAAAACCGCCTTCTTCTAAAAGAGCTTTCTCTTCAATTAAAACATAACAAGATTTATAGTTCTTCTCTGTTTTCTTTTTAAGAGGCATGCCATAAGTTTCAGAAGGCTCAACTGCATGTATAACATCAAATTCTCTATAAGGATCTTTTTCTGCAATTCTAACTACATTTTCAGGAACTGCTTCTCCAAATCTTTCTATAAGTTGTCGTCCTGTTCTTTTATATTTTCTATATAATGTATCAACTACACCTGCATCATTTTCTTGTATAAAACAATCAGCTAAGTGATAAGTTCTAAATGATATAGGAGCTCCGGCTTTATCTTGAACCATCATAACACCTGTACCAAATGAACCTAAATCTAAATATAATTCATGTGCTTGGGAATTGAAATTTGTTTCTGGAATATTAAAAACTCTATCATATAAGATATTAGTGACTGTATCTAGCCATGTTTTAATCTCTAATTCTCTGTTTAAATGATCATCAAAAGTTTTTAATACAAACCATCTTTGAGAAGGTGAAGTTAAAAAGCTGTGAAGACCTGAGGCTAAATTTTCGTTAGCTAATGGAGCTGTTGTATCAAATATTTTTTCGTATCTATTTGTATTACCTCTATAACGAATTGTAGAAAAGTCTCCTCTGTTAGGATTAACATATTCTGCACAATCCTGCCATAGGTTTTCCCACGGAGTTCTAAATGATTTTAAAGACTCCTGTTTAGAAATAATTTTAGTTACTAAATCACCATTCATTTACTATTGTCCTAACAAAGTTTTTTTAGCTATTTCAGCTTCTTCTTCAATACCTTGTCCACTTGTCAATATAGTTTTTCTTCTACTATATCTTTGTTTTTCCTTTTTCCTCGCATCCAATCCTGCATCTGGCGTTGGAGCCGGTGCTGGAGGTGGCGGAGGAGGTGGTGGTGGACTTGGTCTTCTAAAAATGCCTCCCATTTACCCTCCTAATACACTATATTCGTTGTCAGCAAAAGTTGGGAGCTGTTGCTTATTAATTGTTAAATCCCTTGTTCCCAATGCAAGGTACCTAAATGCATCTGCGGCATGACTAGTCCAGTCGTGTAAAGGTTTATCCCTATACACTTTACGCTTTTCATCATAATCTTTCCGGTATTGCCGCAAAGCCTCAACCAGTATATTACACTTTTTTGAATCGAAATAACACCTAGAAAGTATCGTTCTTGCAGCTTCTATTCCATCTTCAATAAGTATGTGCGGACAAACATGAAATCGTAATCCTAAGTCTCTGGATACTTCAAATCTTGATTTACCTGTCCCCATTTCTCTAACTTTAATATCGTGAGGAGCTATATGCTTTCCATATACATAATCTTTATCTCTTAAAACTTTAACATAATGAGGGATTCCTTCTCCTTGATTCTCATAATAGTCTATGAGCCTGTATTCTTTACCAAATTGTTGAAAGAAAATAATAGCTGTAGAATCACCCATACCTAAGTCCCACGCTGTATGAACTTCTAATCTAGGTTCATAAGGAACTTCTTTTATTCGATCCTCAGCTAAAGCTTTAGCCATTAAGCTACCATAATATGAACCAACTAATGGTGCGTCAAAACTACAATAAAATTCTTGCTGGATTAATTCATCAGGCATACCTGCTGAACGTTCATCTTCTATAGCTTCTGGAGGAACTGCTGCTGTATCATCTACAGTTAATCGTTCACAAAACCATCGTTTGTTTCCATTAGCCATGTTAAACATGTCATATCCGTGATTTCGACCTCTCGCGGTATAAATAAAAACCGCCCATCCTCCATTCTCAGCCAAGATGGGACGAACGAGATCCCAGGCCCGTGGATCCTGAAGACTGTATTCTGAGAAGATAACTCCAACGGGGTTTGATCCCACCAAGCGGTCAACGTTATCTGTTCCAACAACCTGGTAAATGGAACCATTCTTAAGTTCAAGTCGCATATCCGTGTTGTTGATTGAAGACCAAAGTTCTTTGGGGAAGTGATCTAGAAAACCTCTTCCTGTTTTTGTCATGCCATCCCATACAATTTTTCTCCCTTGGTTATATGTAGGTAATAAGTGCCAATATAAACCTTTTCTTTTTAAGGCAGCTGTGACACACCAGTTAACTGATAGTAAGTCTTTACCTGCTCTCCTGTGCCATACGGCAACTGCACGTTTACCACCTTTTTCTAAAAAGTTCCAAAGGCCTTTTTGGTAAGCACGCGGTCGCCAATCATTTGGGACCGTAATTTCCATACTTAAGTTTTGTTTTCGTAAGATAGTTGTTGTGCACTATCTTTATCTTCTTCATCTTGTTTAGCGAATTGCACCACGTTAACATTTAATCCACCATCTACTAAAGCATCCATTTCTACTGCTCTTCGTTTAGGTGCAACATATTGTGCTAATTCTTTATTTGCTTGAAATCTTAACTCAGGTGTATTGCTACTATCCATAGAAATATTTGCTAATGCTTCTATTGGGTCACAACCTAATTGATCTAACTTTGCTTGAACAGCTTTAGTTTTTTCTCCTAATGAACCTTTAGGTCT